TAGGGCAAGGGCCGCGTGGAACTTCTGGGCTCACGAGTTAGACTCAATGGACCTAAATCGAAGACCGGATGCGATGATGCTTGAGGGCGCATGTGTAGGCTATCAAAGGGCGGTTGAGGCCGACTTAATCCTTAACAAGTCTGGGTTGCTTCTCACGCGTACTATTGTGGATCAAAAAACTAAGGAACACATTACGAAACTGACAGCGCATCCAGCGGTAGCGATCAGCATGTCTTCGTGGTCTCAGGTTAAAGCTTTTTCTAGTGAGTTTGGTCTATCACCAGTATCGCGCACTCGGCTATCTTCGGAGAAGAAAAACGATGGCACGGAAGATTTAATGAAATTGCTCGCAACGCCGAGAGAAGAGCGGCCGGTGACGACGTTGCCAGCGGTTAATTAATGTGCCGTTTTCTCAAGCGAATGCAGATGCCGCCTGCAACTTTATAGAGCTGGTACTGAAGCATTCCGCTGATGAGTACTACGGCAAGCCGTTTAAGCTGATGCCGTGGGAGGAAGAGGCGGTAGTAGCGATCTTCGGGCAGGTTGATGATGAGGGCCATCGAATCATTGAGATGGTGTATTTGGAGGTTCCTAAAAAGTCTGGGAAGACTGAGTTTGCAGCCGCCCTGCTGTTACTGATTCTAGTTTTCACGACGGAGCCTGGTTGTCAGGTATACGGCGCTGCGGCCGCTACGAGGCAGGCTATGAACGTGTACCGGGCGGCGGCAAAGATGGTAGAGCAATCGCCTATCCTGATGAAGAAGCTCAGGATTCTACGCGGGACGAATCGAATTGTTAAGCGTTCGGACCCTGATTCTTTCTACGCTGCTATTGCCGCGGATGGTGACTTTGGCGATGGCGTGAATCCAGCGTGCGTGATTGCCGATGAGGTTCACCGCTGGAAGACTCGCAAGCAGCTCGAGAACTGGGACGTACTTTCTAACGGTGGCATTACGCGGCGGCAAACTCTGACGATTGCAATCACGACAGCCGGCGTTCAGAATGAGTCGCCGTTAGCATGGCGATTGCATGAGAAAACGCGCAAACTTCAGGAAGGGATTGTAAGCGACCCGACATTTTACGGCCGCATTTACGGTGCAAATAAGACTGATGATCCGGGCGATCCTAAGACCTGGATTAAGGCTATTCCAAGCTTAAAAGAGAATGGCGGGTTTTTGGATATTTCTAAGGTTCGGAGCAAGTACCTGTCAATGGTTGCTGAAGGCGATCTGACCAGCTTCAAACGGTACTTCCTCAACATATGGGATCAAAAAGAGAATCGTGCAATCGACATGGGGCGCTGGGATGTTGGTGGCAATTCTTGGAAGTCGGCAGGGCTGCTGCCAAAGCTTCCTGAGGATAAAGTACGGGCGATCCCTCAGGAGATTCTAGGACGGTTCATTGATCGCCGCTGTTGGGTAGGAATCGATCTTTCGATGAGTACCGATCTATCCGCCGTCTGTTTCGTTTTTCCGAACACAGATGAAATCAGTTACGACGTACTGCCGTTCTTTTGGACCCCAGAGGCGAATGTAAAAAAGCGGCAGATAAAAGACGGGATGCCGTACCTGCAATGGGCCAGTCAAGGCTTTATCGAACTTGCTGACGGCGAAGTAATTGATTCAAGAGAGATTCGCGCACGGCTTGAATGGGGCTCGAGAATGTTTAAGGTTCAGGAGTTCTGTTTTGATCCTTGGAACTCTCGTGAGATGAGTACTGGCATGGTTGAGGCAGGTTTACCCTGCGTTGAAATTCGGCAAGGCTTCGCTAGTTTAAGCGAACCATCGAAGAAGATTTTGCAGTTGATCGCTTCCGGCCATCTCTATCACGGCGGGCACCCGGTATTGCGATGGAACGCCAGTTGCGTTTCGGCCTACGAGAAAAATGACAATCTGATGTTTGAAAAGCCGGAACGTCAAAAAAACAGTTCGCGCATTGACGGTATCTCTGCAATGGCGAACGCATTCAATCGCGCCTTAATTGCGAAGCCTGCCACCGTTTCATATTCAGGTATTTGGAGAACGCAATAAGTGTTTCCCGAACTGAAAGAGCGGTTCAGTAAATTCGCAAAACGCTTTGATAGCACACCGGTAGCTCTAAACCTAAAAGGAGCGTATGGTTATTTTGGGCTGGATGACAATATCATTGCGCAAGCTTACCGGCGAGATGGCTTTTACGGGATTGCCAACGCGTTAGGCGGTGGTCACCAACCTCCGTGGAGTGGCGAGCTAGTAAACATCCATACATCGCAGAATCTATCTGCTGTATGGGCCTGTAAGCGGGTGATTACTGAAACAGTGGGTGCGCTGCCATGCGAAATGATGCAGCGAACCGCAAAAGACGAGCGACGCGAAGCGACAGATAAACCGCTTTATGCGGCGTTAAAAATGGCCCCGAATGAGGAAATGTCGGCCATGTCGTATTTTGATTCGTCTATGGGCCATGCGGTCATGCATGGCACTTCCTATTCAACGATTGTTCGCAGAAGTGGAACCGGCGTAGCTATTGGCCTCTATCCGATCCAACCCCATAGGATTCATCGTGATCGCGATCAAAGAGGCAAACTAGTTTGGGTAGTTGATCAAGATCGATCGTACACGGTAGAGGCTGGCAAGCCTCATGACATTCTGAGCATTCCCGGGTTGAGCGATGACGGAATACAGGGAATTTCGGTGCTTCATGTTGCTAGACAATCAATGGGTACAGCGTTAGCGGCTGAGCGCAATGTGGGCTCGTTCTATGCCCGCGGCGGCCGGTTGCCGTACAACATGAAACAGTCGGCTCTTTTTGACAATGAAGAGTCTGCTAAAAAGTGGCGTTTCGATTGGGAAATGACGTACAACGATCCGCACCGCGTTCCGGTTGTTATTCCTTCGATGGAGTATCAGCAGATTGGTTTGAGCCTGAAGGATCAGCAGATGCTCGAATCGCGGCAGTGGGGAACTACTGAAATTTGCCGATGGTTCGGCGTCCAGCCGCACATGATCTTTGATCTGGCGCGTTCGACGAACAACAACATTGAGCAGCAGGCATTAGAGTTTCTGAAGTTTACTTTAACCCCGTGGATCACCCGGTTAGAGCAAAACCTGTGGCGCTGCGTACTGACGCCAGAAGAGAAAACGCAAGGCTTTTACTTTAAGCATAATTACAACGCGTTGTTACGCGGAGAATTCGCTACACGCATGGCCGGATACGCCACTATGTTGCAAAACGGTGTTTCTTCTATTGATGACGTTCTGGGGCTTGAGGACCAGAACCCGTTACCGAATGGCGCAGGGCAAGCGCGACATATACAGGTAAACATGCAAACACTTCCGGGTACCGGCGAGCCGCTACAGCCATCTCAGCCGAGTGAATCGCCGAACGCTAAACCAATCAATCAACCGAGGGCCTCATAAATGAAGACGAAACGCAACTTAACGATGCAAGTAAAAGAATTATCGAACGAAGGATCGTTTGAGGGCTTACTATCTGTCTACAACAGCGTTGATCTTGGTGGAGACACCATCGTACCGGGCGCGTTTAAGAAGACGATTCAGGAACATGGCTCTGAGATTCCAATGCTCTGGCAGCATAAGGCGGACGTGCCAATCGGCACATTAAAGCTATCTGACGGACCGGATGCGCTTTCTGTACAGGGCCAGCTTTTGATGGAAATCCCTGAGGCCAAAACCGCTTATCTGTTGATGAAAGCCGGTATTGTGAAAGGGCTTTCCATTGGGTACACCACGGTAAAGGATTCAGTCGAAAATGGCGTGCGGGTATTGAAAGAGTGCCGTTTGTGGGAAGGAAGTGTGGTAACTTTCCCAATGCAATCATTAGCTTTGATATCGTCGATCAAGAATCATCGTCATTCAACTAAGGACGATTTCACTGAGGAACTAGACGATCAGTGCTTGCAGGATATGGGCAATCAGATGCGCTCAGCGCTGTTCAGCGCGTTAAGCTCCGTTGTCATGGCGTCTGATATGACCAAAGAGGAACGCGTAACAGCAGCGGGCATTATCCTTCAGCAGTTCTCGGCGGCGTATCTCGAATACCTGCCTAAGTATCTCGACTGGCTCACCGAAGAGTACGGCGATGATTTCATGACAATGGGCGCAAAACCGCATGAAATCAAAACCGGCCGCATGATCAGCGAGATGAATCAAAACACAATTTCCAGCGCGCTCGGCAAAATGCGAAATGGTATGGATCAGCATAAGAGCGCGATCGATGATCTACAAGCACTTATTGACGATGGAGCCGACTACTGTGATTCCGAATCAGGGGATTGTGGTACCACTTCAAAGTCAAAAGCCGCAAACAAGCAAAAAGCATTACCTGAGCCGGTTGTTGTTGACCACTCGGCAACCGTGAACCTCCTGAATCAACTTCAGGCGGCGCTAGCAACCCGGTAAACCGGGATCTCAACTTCCAAGGACAGTTCAATGCCCGAAACAACTCTCGAAACAAAGCTAACGGAAACACTTGTCGCGATTAACACGTTCAAAGCAAAGGCCGATGAAGAAATCAAGCTTCATGGCGTGATGCTCGCGGAAACCAAAACCAACTTTACGTCACTTCAGTCGCAATTGGACGCCATCGATCAGAAGCTGGTTGATAACTATCGGCTCAACCCAGTTGCACAGAAGTCGATTGTTGAAGTGCTGAAAGAGAATGAAGACGTCAGCCGACTTATCCGTGATAAGAAAGGCCGTAGCGTCATCTTTACTCTTTCGGGTGATCAGGTTTCTGACCTCATGGGACAGAAAACCACAATCACCACTGGCGGAGCCGGTTACGGTCTCGCTGCGCCTGGTGTGGTCAACATTGAGCGGCTACCTGGCATCGTGGTAGAAGCGCGGCGTCGGCTTCGTATTCGCGAATTGCTGACTGCGCGGCCTACTACTTCTCCGCTTATCTATTACGTTAAGGTGCTGACTCCCTTGGCTGAGGCATCACCTCAGGCGGAAGCTACAACGAAGGCTGAAAACGCATTGAATTTCTTCACCGTTACCGCTCAGGTGCAAACCATCGCTACCTTTATCCCGGCATCACGCCAGATTTTGGAAGATTTCAGTGAATTAGAAGGCTTCTTGCGGAGTTCGCTTCCGTACTACGTGAACAGAGCAGAGGAACGGCAGTTGCTTACCGGTGACGGTACCGGTAACAACCTCAACGGGCTTGTCACCCAGGCGTCTGTATTCAACGCTGGGCTGCTTTCGGCTAGTGCTGGATGGACTCGCATTGATCAAATCGGCGCGGCGGCGGAACAGGTCGACATCATCGACGAAATTCCGTCCACATGGGTAACGCTGAATCCGCGCGACTGGTGGAATTTGCGGCGCACCAAAGACAGTTTGGGACGCTATATTTTGGGCGATCCGCAAGCTTTTGGCAATCCCACTATTTGGGATCTCAACGTGGTGTCTACCACTGCGATGGCTTCCGGTACCTTCCTGGTAGGCAACAGCGATCCGGCTGCTTCCGAGATTCGCGACCGCATGGAAATGCAGTTCGATATCTCGACGGAAGATGTGGACAACTTCCGTAAGAACATGGTCACGATTCGGGCTGAGAAACGGCTTGCTTTAATCGTCTCCAGGCCGCAGAGCTTTATCGCTGGCAGCTTCGCAACATCGCCTGCTGGTATGTAGTCCCATCGGGGCGCGTAACAGCGCCCCACTAATTCAAATTACAAAGGAGAAAACTTATGATTACAGAAAGCAATTACATGGGCGGCCTAACGTCGCCCGCATCGCCAAACGTACCTCAGCCGGGAATCACGGTCTTCAAAGTAGACGGCATCAACAAAAGTATCGCAGGGCCAATCACTGGCGCTGCTCTTCACCAACTGGCCGGGTTTCCTGACAAACTGGAAACTGTAGGCGGTGGGGAAGTAAAGAACCATAACGAAGAGTTTAAGGTTCTGGCGGACATGGAATTTGTAACCAAGTACAACATGTCTGGCGCGCAGGGCTTCAACAACGAGCACAAGCTGACCGGAGAAGCTGCAAAAGTTGATCCGCCACACAGTCAGACCGTTACTGGCGTACATGCGGAAGAGCCTGCAATTAAAGTTAAGACCTAAATGCGACTCATCGCCAATCGTCAATTGACTGGCTCGTATGGTTCCGTGGTGGCTGGTGATGGCTTCGATGTTGAAGACGCTACCGCCCGTCAACTGATTAATGCGGGGTTAGCTCGTCGTGCCGAGCAACCCCGCATTCAATACGAAACCAAGATAATCACCCCGGAAGCTCCCCAGGTGAGCGCGCGGCAACCCTTTCGTGACAGCGCTTTGCCTCACGAGGAATCGCCGAGAGTGGCTTCCGAAGGCGATCAACTGCTTTCTTCGGCAGACTTACCAGAATCGGGAATTACTGATCGTGGGAGACGGGGAAGACGTTCGTGACCTGATTCCTGACGATTCACGTATTCGGCTCATGCAGTTAGAGGGAGGTGATCCTTTATCTATCGGCGAAAAGCGGAACTTTGGCTGTGAAAGAGCAGCCGGTAGCGTGATCATTCATTTTGATGACGATGACTACAGCGCACCACATCGAACGCAGAACCAAATCACTAGGCTTATCACTTCTAAACTAGCCGTAACCGGATACCGATCAATGATGTTTACCACTGTCGACGGCAAACGATACCTGTATTCTGGCGCGGCCGATTACGCGTTAGGAACGTCGCTTTGCTACCGGAAAGAGTGGTGGCAGGCGAATCAGTTTCCAGCGCTTCAGATAGCAGAAGACAATGCGTTTGTGAGAAGAGCAGCTAATGCAGGTCAGTTCACGGCTACGCATTCCTGCGGTTTACTGATGGCAACCATTCACCCGGGCAATACAAGCCCGCGCAATATGAACAGCGCATGGAAAGAACTATGAATAAACGAGTTCTCTGCTTCTTTGGTTTTCACGATCCGCAACTCGTAAAACGGTACGGTACTGGTTATCCGACGGTCTGGGGCCTATGGCGTTGTAAATGTGGCAAACGGACGATTGAACGCAAGCCGCCGCCGCATCCAGCTCCACCAAAACCTGCTGTCTGGCCTACCGTAGCAGCCTAATCTCATGAGTCTTTCAGTTATCATTCCGTCACGCACGGCATCGAATCTGATCCCTTGCGTGGATGCGATTCACAGGTTAGAGCCTCTTGCCAGCATGACGATTATTGACGACGGCATAGAAAACTCCTATCAGGTTGCGCTTGATATGTTCGAAGAGGATGTTTGTTTTCTGAATGGCATCAAACCCTTCATCTTCTCGCGTGCGATCAATCAGGGGATTTTGGCAACGGACGCCAACGATATATGTATCTGCAACGATGACGCTATTCTCCAGACGCCGGGCGGATTCACGGCCATGCAGAAGCTTGCGGAACAGCACAGGGAATACGGCATCATCGGGGCCGTTACCGACGTTACTTGCCAGCCGCTTCAGAGGCCGCATGGTATCGGTTTGCGAGAAGTTCCAAATATTGCTTTTGTGTGTGTTTTTATCCTGCGCCGAACGATTGAGCAAGTTGGATTGCTTGATGAGCGGTACTGCCTCGATTATGGTTGGGAGGACATGGATTTTTGTGAATCGGTTAAGCGGGCCGACCTAAAGATCGGCGTTTATGACGGCTGCATGGTTAACCACTCCAGCCTGCGAAGTACTTATCGCGGTGATCCTTACGCAACCAAAGATTACTCGCAAAATCTTCAGCTTTTCAGGAACAAGTGGGGCAACCTCACTTGAAAGTTTCCTTCATCGTTTCCTGTTTTGATCGGCCAAATCATCTGGCGTGCGTGCTGCGATCACTTCAAATTCAGACAGAGCGAAATTTTGAGGTGATTGTGACGGACAACGGTAAAGGCAATAACGCCAAAATGCATGAGCAGATTGTGGATCAACTTTCAGACTCTCGATTCCGATATGAGCACGTAGGGTTCACCGACTGCTATGCATCGGCAAACTACGGCGCCGGTGAAGCTAAAGGCGAATACCTTTGTTTCCCGAGCGATGACGGCTACTATGGACCTCGTTTTCTCGCTCTTATGCTAGCGGCTCGGCCAGCCAATCTGATCTATAGTGACTGCGTATTCGATGGGCATGGCCGCATTTACGCTCATTGGGATGCAAAGCCCGAGCTTGGGTGTATTGATAAGGGTGGTTTTTTGATTAAGGCCAGCGTGTTTCCCGGTTTCAATGCGGTTCCTCAGGGTGAATGTGGCGCTGACGGATGGATGATCGATCAAGTTGTAGCGGCTGGTGCTTCGCTGAAGAAAATAGCGGGCATGCCTTGGGTGCATAACTAAATGGCGTTCCTCAGCATCTACGGAAGCGTTGCTTACTATGCCCCGTATGGCACGCTTACCCTAACGAACAGTTCCCCGGCGCAGATGTTTGTGGAACCGCTGACCCAGGATGAAGTACGCCAGTATCTTGTAATAGACGACGCGGTGCCGGAGCAATCGGACAACGATCAGATCGCAGCTTTTATTACGGCTGCTCGTGCTCAGGCTGAGATCTTGCAAGGCCGTGATCTTGTACTAAAATCTTGGGATTTGAACTTTGATTATTGGACCAATTGGCGAATCACGCTGCGCGCGCCCTTGCTTTCCGTAGATCTCATTCAATATACGGATTCCGCCAATGTTGTTCATGTAATGGACCCGTCCAACTATTTTGTTGATAAGAACAAGCGGCCTGGATTGATCATGCCAGCCTATAACCAGCAGTGGCCCAACTTTACGCCATGCCCATCTTCGGCCATCCTAATTCGCTTCACCAGCGGAGTAGCAAAGACTGATCCTTACTGGCAAGGGATGGGTTCATTGGTAAAAAACGGTATGAAGATGTTGATTTCACATTGGTATACGAAACGGTTGCCGTTTGAGGCGGGCATCTCCGCTACTAACGAATATCCCTATGCGGTGACCGCTGGTTTATCTGCCGGCTGCCTGGTATCGGTACGTTAACATGGTCTCCGTCAAATCTGGACTGCCGACGTATGATCCGGGCTTGCTACGGCACCGTGCGGCCATTCAGCAGCAATCCTTAAAAAGATCAGAATTAGGAACGCCAGAACAGGTCTGGGCTAATGTGCGGATGCCGAGAGTGTCGGTCGAACTTATAGGCGCAATGGGGCCGAAAGAGTTTTACCAAGGCGGCCAGATCAGTGCAGACTCTACGCATTTGATTGTTATGCGATATCAAGCTTTGAACATTGATAGTTCAATGCGCGTTGCCGTGAATACGCAGATTTTCAAGATCAAGGCAGTAGACAACGTAATGCAGATGAACATTTGGATTCAGCTGTTTTGCCGCGTCTTTAATGAGCAATCGAATCCTGACCAAAAATGATCGAAGCCGGGATCTATTCGCTAATTTCGAGCAATGCAGGAATGTTGGCTCTGTTGCCTGACACTTCAGTAAACGCTGATGTTGGGGCAATGGCATTTGGTCCGGCACCGATTCAACGCGGCAATATGGTTTACCCATACCTGACGTATCAGGTAGTCACCGCTGCCCCTTCCGACTACACGTTGGACGGACCTGAAATTGAGTATAAGCGCTTCCAATTCGACGTATACGCGAAAGAAGGGACGGATGCCAATAAGATCGTCCTGAAAGCGCTTCACCGGCTTCTAGACAAGTTTACCGGCATGCTCAGCGATGGTACACGCGTTCTCTTTGCTTCCCGCGTTAATCACATGGACAACTTTGAGGGAGACGGGGATACATATCGCTCAGTCTCAGAATACGAATTTCAGTTTGTAGAACCCAACTAAAAGGAGATTTGAAAAAATGGCGTATACAGGATCAAAAGCACAAGTAGGCATAGGAACAATATTTGAAATCGGGACCGTTGGAGCCAGCCCCACGTACACCGTGATTGATGAAGCCACCGATATCTCGCAAAGCGGCGGCCAGAACCCAACTGACGATACTACCAATCTGCAATCGTCTGCCTTGGAATTCATCCCCACACTTCAGAATCCCGGCATGTTTAATTTCACCATGAATCGCATTGCGGGAAACACCGCAGCTGGACAGCTGGCGATACTGGCAGCGTTCAATACTCAGACCATCAATCCATATCGGGTTACGTTGCCGAAGGGCAATGGACAGGCAACAACGGGCGATCGTTACACGTTTCTCGCTCTTGTTGAGTCCTGCAATCTTTCTAACATTGGACCGACAAAGAAAATGTCCTATAGCGTCAGCATCAAAGTTTCCGGCCCACTCACTAATACTGTAGGCTCGTAATGGTCAAACGCAAAACCGCCGGCACGGTGAATGATCCGACGATCCGTTTCGCCGTGCTCAAGATCGACGACAAAGATTACTCCGTTTGCTACGATTTCGGTGCAATTGCTGAAGCGGAAAAAGCAACAGGCGCTAATCTGTTGCAAGGATTGGCTGCACTGCTGCTTGATTCGGCTACTGCTAATCAGTACCTTGGCTTGTTTTTCGCGGGGCTACGGAAAGCGCAGCCAGAGTTAACGCTTGACGAAGCGGCGCGCCTCGTGCGCATTGACACGATGCCTGACATCCGCTTCGCTCTGGTACAGGCTTACAACCTGTCAATGCCAGAAAAAAAAAGGATGAAGATCGACCTGGTGGAAGAGGAAAGCCCCTTACCAACGCCGAACTATGGGACGAATGCTGGTCTTTCGCCCGATTCGATTTAGGGTTTACCTCAGAAGAGTTTTTTGATCTGACGCCACGTCAGTTATCAATCCTAGAGAAGCGGCATAGCGTTCAGGTTGAGCGGGAAGAATGGCGATTTGCCAATCTGATGGCTGTGACCGTGAATGGTGGTATGCGAGCGCCGGAGACACCAATAGAAGCCACGGCGTTCTTCCAGCCATCATGGATTGAGGGCAAATCTGTTAAGCCCAGACTTAACAGAAAGCTCGTGGCTGAAAAGATGCGCGCTGTATTTGCTCCGTTCGTCACCGTTCGAATCGAACCCAATGGAAGTCAAAATTGAAGGTTTAGCCGAAACTATTGCAGCGCTAAAGAACGCCCCGCGTAACGTGGTAGCTCAAGGTTTCAGACGCGGGTTACAAGCGGCCGGCAATGTATTAGGTGCTGAAGTTGCGCGACGCACGCCTGTTGATCGCGGGGACTTGCTTGCATCTATCAAGGTGGAAGTGGTTCTCGACTCGCAATTCCGCGGCGGTATCACCACCGTAGGCTTCCGGGGCAAAGAAGACTTCGTTGCTGCGATGGTCGAATATGGGCATCACTTAATAGGCCATAAGCCGGGGAAAAAAGCGATTGGTGAAGTTCAGCCACATCCGTTCGTCCGACCTGCTGCTGCTACAGCAGGCGGCTCAGCGGTAGATGCTTTTGAGAGAGAGATTAAAGAAGTACTTCAAGAGTACGAAACCTAAATGCCTTCGCCCAGAATCAACATAGTTTTAAGTGCCGGGACCGCTCAGTTCGTGGCGGATATGGATCGCGCGCAAGTGAAGGTGCGCGACTTTGGTGGCGCTCAGCACGGCATGGTGTCCAGCATGCAAGCCTCGTCTGGCGCGTTGCGCTTGCTTGAAGGGAATTTTCAGAACAACATTCGCGCGGTAGAGCGGTTTATTGCCACTACGTTGGGCGCGGGCGAAGCCCTAAAGGCGATCTTCCCGATTGTTGGCGCGGTGGCATCAATCGGGATTCTGGCAAAGTTGGGAGAGGAAGCATATAAGTTCTTTCGGACAGTTCAGGATGCTCCCGAGAAAGCGCGCGGTGAGTTTGGCAGCCTTAACGCCACATTACACACCACTAACGACGAATTGCTACTTGCGAATGCAAAACTAGATAACCAAATCGCCAAGTTAGAAGGCAAACGTCAAAATACCCTGAAAGTAGCTTTGGATGAAGCGCGGGTAGCTGCGGATCACCTTGCCGCTTCTCTTGAAAAAGATATTCAAAACCTAAACAAGCTTCTGAAACAGGAAGAGGTAGGCGTTCTAAGACAACTTTTCGGAGGGGAAGCGGGAACAAAAGATATTACTCGCGAATCGGGCGGTCGTACTGGCTTCGGTGGATTTTCTGGCGATATTGCCAAAATTCGAGAGGACAGTTCTAAACGGTTTGATGCTGCGTCAACGCCAACCGATAAAAATGCCGCGCAAGCCCAATTGCAGATCGCGCTAACCAAACGATACCAAGAGGAGCTTGAGAAGGTAAACAAAGAACTAAAGGAAGGTCCGGGAATTTCTGTTTCCAAATCACTTACGACCGGTGGATTAGCACTAAACAACGATTCAGCACGCGTAGAACTTCTGACGCAGCGTCGCCGATTCCTTGAGTCTGGATTACAGCAAGTTCCTTTAGAATTCGAAAAAGAAAAGAAGACAGAGAAGGTCACGGCACTTCAAGCTGGGCGCGATAACGAGCGACTAGATAAACCATTTCGCGACCGCATAGCAAAACTGAAGGCTGAAATCACTGGCATTCAATTAAGCTCCGACGCTATCGGCAAAGATCAGCAATCTCAAGTTTTAGCGAAAGCTCTTGCTGCAACAGCTATTGCTATCGAAGAGATCAATAAAGCGAACGAGCGGAGACATGGCATTTTAACTCAAAATCAAGCTGCTGAAATTCGCTCATTGGAAATTACAAAAGCTAACCTAGAAGCAGACAAGGAGTTTAAGGCGTCTGAGCAATCGCTCAATACCTCTACTGAAATTCGGATCAGTTCTCTCTATCAATTGGCTGACGCAATCGGCAAGGGCTACGAAGCAACGAAGAAAGCGAATGTCGAGACAAAGCTTATTTCTGAGTTAGGCGAAAAAGCAAAAGACCAAAACTTCCTAGAACGTAATGCGGAAACCTTATCAAAACGACGAAATGCTCTTGGTGGCGAATATGACACTGAAAATGCAAACAAGATCACAAGCACAGTGGACCGTCTCGGCGATCAGATTGAGCTTGAGAAGCGCTTAGCCATCGTACAGCAAGACGGCGCTGAAGCCGTGCGGCTGGCTGCCCTTGCATTCCGCCTAGATAAGATTGCCAAGGATCAAGGCGTAAAAGCCACCGAAGATTTGATTAAATCAGAAAACGATCTTTATGCTGCTACCCGCGCAAATCTCTCAGCCGAAGCGGTAGCCGTACTTAAGCAGAAGACTGAAGCTATTGAGCGTCTAACAAAAGCAGAGAGCCAAGGTGCGGAAGCGGTCAGACGCCAAGCGCTAGAAGAGAGATACAGCGAAGCGGTACGCAGCGGCGCAAAACCTGGGGAAATCGCCGGTATGAGAGGCGAAGACGAGGCGCTGCATCAGCGTGACATCACCGCTGAAGCATATAGACGCGTGAACGCTTACAAGGATCAACTTGAACAGATCAATATTCAGATCAGCAAGCTTAATCAAATTCAGGCAACTGAAGGCGCTACCGTTAACACCGTCCGGGCGCTGCGAGATCTGGAAGACGAAAGGTTACACACGTTGGCGCAACAATCCCTCTCGCTGGGAACGGCAAAGGACGGTGTACGCGCGTTCTTCCTAGAAATGCAAACACAGGCTCAGTACACATCGCACATTATCTACACGGCGCTTAATTCAGCGGTTGATCGCGTGACGGAGAATCTAGCGAAGGGACTCACGGGCCAGAAAACAAACTTTGGGCAAGCTTTTAAGGGAATTGCTGAAGAGTACCTGCAATCAACGATTAAGCAGCAGGTGAAAACTGGAATTGGCGCATTGGGCGGATTATTTGGCATTAAGGCTCCAGTTGGTCCTCCAAAGGGTACGCAGTCTGATCCGATCTGGGTGCAAATGGCTAACGCTGGCATGTATGGGATGGGAGCGGGTATTCCGTCTATTTCTGGCGGGTTAAGCGGCCTTGGTAGTCGCATCGGTGGCATAGGCGGCTTGATTATCAAGAATCTGACCGGGCAAACGGGGTCAATGTCCAAAACCGCATCAACGGGCACGGGAAATGTAACCTACAACGTAGATGCGCGCGGGGCGCAAAATCCTGCTGTCACTGCTTTATTGGTAAAACAAGCGCTTGAAGCTACTCACGCTTCAGCTATTGCCAAATCGGTGCTTGCAGTAGCGGAACGTAGTTTCCGCATACCGGGAGGAAGCTCATCTGTCAACTTTTAACGGTCGTCTCATCGTCGTAATGCCAGATAGCCCGACACCGAACGATATTCAGTACTCGTCATACGAAACGGTTGCCGTTAACCAGTCAATTTTCACCGGCCAGCAACAGGTACAGGACTGGGGTGGACATTGGTTAGAAGCGACACTCACGTATACCTCAATGTCTGCCGCTCAGGGCGCAGTGCTAAGAGATTTCATGCTTTCACTCAAAGGTCAGTCCAACGTGTTTGCTTTTGCGGGGGTAAATTTAATTGCTAGCGTTCCCGCAACAGCAAACGCTACTGGCTACTGGGCTCTGAAAGGTAACAATTTCAAGTATGGTATCAAGCCAGGAATTATCTACAATGGATTCAGTTTAGACGTGCGGGAGGCGAAGTAGAATGCCGCGCGTCATGACTTCAGCGATGGCTTCGGCTATCACTTCAGGCTATGTTCAACCTGCCATATTTGTGGAAGCTCACTTTGTAACAGGTCCGATTTATGTGTGGACTGGTTCAGGATCAATCGTATGGGGTGGGCATACGTGGTTGGGCGTCGGTTCGCTGGGGTCTGTTTCTACCATCGAAGAGGGTTCTAATGTTGAGGCGCGCGGCATTGTTCTTTCGATGAGCGGAGTTGATGCTGCTCTCTTGAACGATGTTATGAATGAATTTCAGCTATCGGCCGCCGTCATCGTTTCGTTTGGGTTGTTCGACGTTTCAGCAATAACAGCAACCTTGATAGGAGACCCGATCACCCAATGGGTAGGCCGAATGGACCAACCCGAAGTGAATGTTTCGGCTCAATCTGCAACCATTACAATCAACTGCGAGAACCGGCTTATCGACATGAACGTATCGGTGGCGAGACGCTACACTTCGGATGATCAAAATCAGGATTTTCCAGGCGATTTAGGCATGAACTTCGTCGCAGGGCTTCAAGTTGCCGCTGTGAATTGGGGACGTCTGCCTAGCAGCATCAATAACGGTTAACAATGCTGATTAGGAAAATTGATTGGCAAGGGTTGCTTGATGGTTTTTTTACTGAGCGGCGCAATATGCCATTCAGCTACGGATCTCAGGACTGCGCATTATTCGCCTGCGATGCCATTCAAGTTATGACCGCGGTGGACATTGCCCATGAGTTTCGCGGTGAATACCGCACCCGCAAAAGCGCAATGGAGGCCGCGCGCCGGATCACCGGCAAGCCGACGATCAGAGCAATCGTGGAGCACGTAACAGGCAATTTCACGATGCCAACAATTCAGACCACGATGTTGCAGCGCGGCGACGTAGCGCTGATTCAGCGTGGCACGCGCGATCACTCACTAGGTATCGTGTCCCTGACCGGTAGAATGCTCATCGTGCCCGTAAAAGACGGTACAACCGAAGTGCCTTTAAGCCTTGCCCTTACGGGATGGCGCGTCTAGAATGTCAAAATTTGTAGGTATTATCCTTGGCGTTGCGGAACTAATCGTAGGCGCGGTTCTCATGCCGTTTACGGGTGGAGCTTCGTTTTTGCTAGCTCAGCTTGGATTAGCAACGCTAATCGCCGGGGCTGGCACTCTTCTAATCGATACCCTAGGAAGTGCGTTAGGAGGCGGGAGCGGTGGCAAAAACGCACTGACGAATGCCGGTTATTCAACCGCTACCCGTAACCCGATAAGCCCATGGAACGTTGTCTATGGGCGCGCTGTTGTAGGCGGAACCATTGTCTACCTAAACGAATTTGGCACTGATAACAAGTATTTTGACATTATCGTTGTGCTTGCCTGTCATCAATGCCAAGCGGTAGACGGACTTTTATTGAATAACCAGCCAGTTCAGATTTCAACTGATAACGGATCGTTTAACGGCATTCGTGGTGATAGTTTTTCACCACTCCAGCAAACGGTTTCGCTGCAAAGAATCTCACGCGCCAATGGTGTAGTAACGGTTGCTCTCAAGAAAGCAATTCCACTGTTGAAGATTGGGGATCGTCTTTTAGTTGAGGGGATTACTGGTGATCGTACGTTGAACGGCACCGTTTACGTTCAATCTGTTGTCACTGTTTTAGTTGCGGGAGCAGATGGCAGCACCACATTCACTTATATCTCAGGCGGAATAGATTCAATCGTTGACCTCCAGGGTCACGTTTTAACCACATGGCCAGATTACGGGCGGAAGATCCATATGGAAGTGTTGCTAGGGAATCACACGGCCACTTTCCCCGGCATGATTTCGGGAACATCCGATGATGGCAGCACCACCGATGTAATCACATATCCTAGTGGTCAAACAAATCCTTGGACGGAAAACCACAAGCTTTTAGGCCGTACAGCGGTGTTTCTACGATTGCACTACAATGACAAGTATTTTGCTAGCGGTCTACCTCAAATCAATTTTCTGATACGAGGTAAAAACGATATCCTCGACCCTCGGACCAGCACGAACGGTTACAGTGAGAACGCGGTTCTTTGCATTGCCGACTATCTACATAATCAGCAGTTTGGATTTAAGGCCGCATACGGAACTGAAATTCCCACGGATTCCGTAATTGCCGGAGCCAACACATGCGATGAGCTTATTCCATTGGCTGCTGGTGGCACAGAGCCCCGCTATACGTGCAACGGCAAATTCGATCTGACCGTAACGCGTGGCATGATTCTACAGAATCTGTTAACGAGCTGCGCTGGAAGGATCACCTACGCGGGCGGTCAGTTTATCATTCACCCCGCTTCATGGGTAGGATCGACCGCAGCGCCAGCTCCATCAATAGGCGCTATGACGGGGCCGTACCGCTGGCGTTCTAAAACCAGCGTGAAAGCGCTTTTTAACGGCGTGAAAGGAACTTACGTTAGTCCCGCAAACAATTGGCAGGCGAGCGACATGCCCGCTTACGCGCAAGATGTAAAGCACGGCTATCCGAGCGATGCAAACTTAGCACTAGACAACGGCGAACGGAGATGGCTTGATATTCAACTGCCTTTCACTATTAGCCCAGCTACATCACAGCGAATCTGTAAGATTGAACTGCTGCGAAGACGATTCGCAGGAACCGGAACATTCTCCTTTAACCTTGCCGGATATTCAATGCAGACGTTGGACGTAATCTCAATGTCGCTTGCCTATTTTGGATGGACAAACAAGCTTTTAGAGGTGACTGCATTTCGATTTACCAACACGGAACAGCAGAGCGAGGGCGGCGCGCCTGCTCAATTATTAGGCACTGAAATTGATGTTCAGGAAACCGATGCTTCGATTTACGATTGGAGCCCGACGGAAGAGTTAACGCCTGAGGGTTTCCGTCAGCCAACGCTCCCGAACGCTTTAACTCCATCACCGCCGACCGGTTTAGCTGTTCGCAGCGATTCTACAACTGCTATCCACTCGAAAGGTTCGGTAGCGGACGCCATTCTCGTTACCTGGAATGCGCCGCTAGACGGGTACGTGACCAATGGCGGTCACATGGAGATTCGTTATCAGTTGCAAGGCGCAC